CTCTACCGAGTAGGTGACTTTCTTGTTGCGGAACACTACCGCTGTAACATCGCCGCCCTTGTTCTTTAGCTCAACCGCATCAGCCGAGGCAGAGGAAGAGATGGACTGAATCACCATCCCGGTCTGTGCGGAGGCAATCCCGAAGGCTAGGTCTGTGCTGTTTCCAATGATTGTAGCGGCCATATTATGTATTTAATCCATCGTATGCGGTTGCTGATAGGTCAAAGCTGTTAAAGCCATCGGCGGCTTGTGAGAAAGAAACATCCGTCACAAAGTAAGTTCCGCTAGATACTGCGGTTGTGTTGCCAGTTAGAGCAAGAGTGCCACCAATTCCAGAAGAGGCAACCGCACCGCTACAATTACCAGAAAGACTAACATTCCTCTTGAAAGCAGAAAACGCAACGGCAGAGTGAGTTCCGTTGTGCTTGGAAACTTCGGTTGTCTCTGCTGTCTGTGTAAGCGAGAAGCTCTGAATAACAACGCCAGTTTCAGCGGCTAATCCAAAGGCGACAGTAGAAAGTCCTATACTTGTAGCGGCCATTTGATATTCCTTTGTGTCAAATTATCGTGGGAACACTCGCACCTTTATGAGTTCCCAGATTGTAGAGAATACAGCCCCCGACACTAAGGCGACTAGCCATAGCTTCGTTTTGATTGTGTGAGCATCCCTTTCTAGGGTATCTACCTTGCCATTCATCCTCCCAGTCCATTCGGCTATTTCGCTAGTGTGACGCTCAAGAACGGCAATTAGATTTACTTGCCTCTCTTCTATTCGGGCGAGTCTCTCCCGCAAGTCTGCAACTTGATCTGCACTCATAGCCTTGCTTTCTCTGCACCGGGGGCAATCCGAACCATCTGCTCGCCCTTGTCATTATAAAATATCTCTATGTAGCCCTCGGCTTCTAAAAATCGTAGGCTAGAAACGAAGTCCCGCCAGCTAGGGGTATCCTTATCATCCGTGGCACTCATTCACTTTTTACTCTCCCAGCTTCAGATGCCGCCCCCATCTCCCCGTAATCTGGGAGGGCATTGTTCTCTGTGTGCTTCTTTGGCGAGCAGGAGCAGAGCAAGAGGGCGAGGAGGAGGAGGGGCATTAAATTGTAAATCCAGAAAAGCAAAACTGTCCAATAGATGAGCCATCCATTGTCCTGCCTTTATTAAATAAAAATGGAGAGTAATACCCAGCGTTTTTGTCGGACAGATTTGCTGGTGCTGGAGTAAGATAAAGTCCAGTTGCTGGGCTTGCTCCAAAAGCTGTATTAGCGACTGCTCGGCCAGATGGAGTGCCATTTACAGTAAAATTAGTATCTGCTGTTGAAAATAGATTTCCCGACAAGTCGTATAGATGAGTGTCGGTAAGGCTTGCACCACTCTTATAAACCTTTCCTGTGGCACCAGTTACATTCCCAACAATTACATCATCTTGTGCTAATGTGATGCCACCAGACCAAGATATAAAATACTGCCCATTATATGCAGTAATTCCTCCGCCAGTAGTAGTCACGCCTTGGTTGCCTCTAAATTTTAAGGACACACCTGCACCAACCGAAGAGCTTATGTAGACATCAAGATACACATTACCAGTCCAAGTAACCCCAACACCAGTGCTAATCCAATCTGGAATAATTAAACCAGAGTTTGATGCTGGCGGGGCAAATAATGTGTAGTGATAAACAAGCTGTGTGGTAACCCCAGAAATAGGGGCAAATCTTCTAAATGTTGCTGAAGAATTAAGCGGAGGAACTTTAAGTAATCTGGAAAGAGGCATCGCCTACTCCTAGCTAATTTGGCAAACGCGAGCCGTGCCAGCCGTGGCAAAGACGGCCGAGTGGGTGATGGTCGTTTGATGGTTTGGCACCTCGTAGTAATCCCCCGCAGATAGACGAACTTGGTAGGCGATAGTAGTGCAAGTTGCTCCCGCACAAATATGAAGGTTGCCCGCTCCCTCGTTAAAAATTGTTAGCACTTCCCTTGTTGCATTGAATGAGGCTAGTACGGTAGAGGGGGTGGTGCTGGTGAAGTTAGAGGTGGTGACTGCCGTTCCTTGCAGGGCGAAGGTGTTGGCGGTTACCGTGCCAGAGATGGGGAGGGGATTGCTTGGAGAAAGAGTATCACCATTAAGATTCGCTAATTCAATCTTTATGCAATCATTACCACTATCATAAATCCCAGCCCAAGCCTCTGTGATCGGAAGATTCGCCGTCACCGTGCCAGCAATCGTCTGTGTTCCAGTTGGGTTAGCCGTGACCGTGCCAGCGATTGTGACTGTGTTGCCAATAGTGACCGTTCCTCTAATCGCCCCAAAAGTAACAGTTGAATCACTCGCATCTACCTTCATCGCCCCACCAGCCGAGACGTGAACGATATGTTCTACTGAATTTGAGCCGTCTTGGTGGCCTCCAATCTTGATAAAGTTTGTTGAGGCTGGCGTGCTTCCATCCGTTCCAACTGAATTATTTAGACCAGTTATATTTGAAGCAGAGACAATCGCTTGGCCGAAGGTTACGGATTGAGAGGCGGGGAAATTAAGAACCGATATCGACCCAGTAACGCTAGGAGTTCCAGAGATAGAGATTGATCCAACACATACAGTAGTTCCGCTGACTGCGGTTGCGATATTAGAGATTGCGTTGCTCCCAAGGCTTACAACGCTATGGGCTACGATATGCTCTCCCCCAGTTACTACTGAAGAAAGGGTGGTTGCTGATTGATTTCCGTCTAATACTGCTAGTGCCATATTCTCATCCTCCTTGTTAAATCGCCCCGATATATTGCGAGTTGCGATAGTCTGAAAAATCTAGGGATGCCATATAGAATGGGAACAGCCTTGTTCCTATAACCCGCAAACTTAACCCTCGTACCCAAGCCCTTTTATCGTTTCTGATGGTTGGGGTTTGGCTAGTTATCCTTGCCATATAAACTTTGAGGCTAGTTGTCTCTCCCTCAATCCTAGCCGCCAAGGTTGAGCCCTCCTCGTATAAGGCTTGGAATATATTAAAATAGTTAGATTCAAAGGTTGCTTGGGTAGTCCTAACAGTCGAATCTGAATAGCTTAACTCAACTGGTATCTCGAATACCCCCGATGCTGGCACGATAAGCTGACCCCCTATCTGGGAACTAATCGTGACATAAGGGAAGAATCGCCCACCCCTTCTATTTGAAATATACACATTAAGCCCCGAAATTGGCGTTAATAGCCTTGCCAACGCATCTTCTAGGATAAACTGGGGTGAGGTCATTTGGATGTGCAAAGGATGTCTAGTGAGGTTGTTTTAGTCCAAATACGCCTATCATTGATGATTCCGGGTGATTCGGTCATAACCTTGCATTGGAATACCTTTAGATCGTTTGTGGTAAGGATGCTTTCTATTGATGGACTTTGGTAGAAGGTTTGGAGAATTGAGAACCAAGTTGAGTCTAGGGTTTCCCTGCTCGTTGTGTCGGCTCTTGCCGAATAGGTCAAAGTCCCTCCGCACCTAAATACACCAGAGTTGGGCGAAAGCTCCTCCGAGCCTATGCCCACCTCAATCGTTAGGCTTGGCAAAAGCCGCTCCCCATCATAGTTGCTTTTCGTGATATTAAGCCCACTTATGCTAAAGGCCGAGGCGAGGCTGTCCTCAAGCTCTCTCTCAATGGCAACACTCATTTTAAGTTGTCTGGTCGGCTATATCAATCGTGTAGGAGAGTGCGTCCGATGAGGTCGTGAAGTTGGCAATCATTCGCCCTACCCCACCGATGGTAACAACATTCCCAATTACCGGAACAGATACAGCCGTAGCGTTGACCACAAGGCTTTGAGATACTCTAATAATCTCACCACCTACCTCCAAGTCCGTTGCATAGGTTAGGTCGGTGATTGAGGCAGATACAGCAGAGGAGCCAAGCCCGGTGACAACTGTGTATAGGTCTCCGATCATATTTGTAAGATCGGTTGAGAAATAGGTGGTATCGATTGTCCCCGCCATAAACCCACCCCTTATGTCAATTTATCTCTACGCTATCCCAGATAAAGATATTGTCTTTATCAAATGGCTCTATGGTTTGCGGAAAATAAACAACCTTACTTTCTTTTCTTACCCCAGCGGCGATTGCCATTTGTCCACTATCTATTGACCAAAACTCATTAGCCCCTCTTATCGCCCTAGCCATCTCTGGTATATTGGGGGCTGTGTAGGTTTGTAATCCTTTAATCTCCGCACCCTCTTGGCATAGGACAAAGAAGTTATCCCCACCGCACTTCTTCCTTGCCTCAACTATGATTTGCAGGGGGTCTCTCTTATGCCCTTGGCTTATTCCAAATGGGGCAACCATATTGTAGGCTTCTGGTAATCCCTTGGCTGGGGCATCGTCCAGCTTGTCGAATAGAATATCCTTTGGGTCTGCCTTGTTAATGTCTGGGTGAGCATACACAAACTCTGTCCAAGTCTTGCCAGAGAAACGATATTCTTGGTATTTGTTAGGCCAAATCTCAAGGTCTATAACATCTCCCTTGTTCCCAACCTTTACATAGGAAACCATCTCGAAGATGCCGTGATACTGTGGCAAGCAATCAAAGAATACCTCGTGGCCTTGGTCGGCTAGATATTTGCAAGCTGGGAGGCAACGGATGATGTCTCCTAGCCGCTGGGAGTATTTGATTGTTTTAGCAGTCATCGGCTACGCTCTTATCGTGTAGGTGAGGGAAGTATTCGCTCAATCGAACCGGCCCGATTGTCTTTTGTAATTCTTTCCAACCATCCACCAATCCCTTGTATCCATAAAAATCTTCCTTAAACTCGACTTGCTTCTGGATTGCATAGGCATAGTGGTTGAATACCAGCCCCCAAGTTTCAGTCACTCCCCTTGGAACTAGGCGAGACTGGATGTTTAGGCGGGGGGGTTCGTGGCTTGTGAAGCACACATTCTTTCCCCACTTCCAAGCCCTCATCCATTCATACCAATTCGAGCCATAGCCCTCTCTGGTAACTACTCGCTTATTTTCACCGACAAAGAAGTTACAATGGAACTGCATCGTTGCCCCTTCCTCTGCCCCCTTGAGACATTCATAAATCCCCTCGATCTGTTCTGCTCTCCACATTTCGTCAGCGTCCACCTCCATAACAACCCCATCATCTACACCAAACAAGGCTTGCTGAATCATCTCTAGCTTTCCGTTAAAGGGCTTGCCTTGAGAATGAACAATCACATTCCCACCTTGGATGCTATTGAGATATTCGTGCGTTCCATCTATGCTCTTGAAATCCTTGTGCCATTTGTCGGGTACTTGCTTGCACCACCGGGTGCATCCAACTGGCTCGCTAACTCCTTCTACAATTCTCCACCTCCAAGGAATCTTGAGCTTTTGAAACTCTGCAAGATGCTTCTCAATAAAGGGCATCCCATTGAGAACGATGGTAAAGATGGTTAGCATAACTGGAATATGGCCGCCCCATTACGAACAGACCAATCCTCCCAGAGCAGTTTCCCAAATCCCTTGAGCTTGTTGTAGTTTGCCAAGTTCTTAATGTCGTTCACATCATCCAAGGCTATGATTGCCTTCTCCGCTAGGAATGGCCTTACGCAACGCAGTTCGGCCTCACCAGAAAAAGGCGAGCCATCAATCAGCACAAAGTTAAAATCAACATTATGCTCAAAGTGAATGTCCTCTATTGCGTTGGTGCTATAAGGTTCAGCAAATTCTACGCATTCGTGATACCAGCCAATAACTTGATCTAGTGGATATTGATTAAGATTTGTTTTATTTGTTCCGTAAAATTCTGCTACATCCAGTTGGTTCATCCAGAGTTTCGGAAGGGTTGCAGTCCCTTTGATCGAAACGCCTCCCCTTGCCGATAGGTTCATTGAGTGCCTACCGATGCGGTCTAGGTGGTTCTCTATACTGAATAGCTTTTTCGTCCGAATACATTGAGTCGAGCCATCCCCAGTTCCTCCCCCGATCTCTAGGCCAACATCTAATCCCTCGCTATACTTTGCGAGGGCTTTCCCAAAAGAATCGTGAATGGTTACTTCTTGCATTTCACCATTCCCGCTAATGCTTTTTTGATTGCATACTCAATCACGGCTTCTGGGTCGTGCTTTAATGCCAGCATTCCAGCCTCATACAATTCCTTCCCCGCCTTCCCATCATAGGTAATATCGACTAGCACATACCTTGTTTTGTCTATGCGAGATTTCCCAAAAGTAATTATACCAAGCCCCCTAGTATTCTCGCCCTTTTTAGCTTTTCTACATCCAATTATTTGCTTTGCGTTTTTCATATATGGCTTTTCCTTTCTCATAAAATTCTGGCTTGTTGTGGTTCTTTAGTTGTTCGTCTGGATTGCCCCCTGCAAACATAGGGTTCTCGTGCCTAAATACCAAGTCCCTAGCTTCAATTACGCAATCATCAGCATAGGCTCTTTCCGTGAACTCGTTGTCGGAGTATATGCCGTCCGAATCTTGGTAGCTTGGGTGGAACATATACCCTCCCTGCTTGCGTAACCTCTTTTGCGTTAGGATGGCCATACAAAGCAGTTTATCGGTTCGTAGGCCATCTGATACTGCCAGCACCCTTTCGGCCTCTAGGTTGTCGATTCTGCTCAAAATTAGGGCATCCCAGTACCTCGGTGGACTCCAATCATCGCTCATTTGCACAATAACCTCACTTTTTGCCATCTTTGCCCCCTCATTCCAAGCATTGATAATTCCACCCGGATTAACCCTTTTTCCTTCGTGCGGAGTGTAATCGACTGCCTCATCGTGATCTACCATAAACAACCACTCAACTGCTAGGGGTTCTTTCGCCAAGGCCAGCCATTGCATCTTTCGTTGGAAGGCCAACTGGGGGCGGCCTCTCGTAGCGTGGACAATGCTTATCTTTGGCTTGGGATACATATTCACCAGCTTGGCTACTTCCTCTTTTTGGCCGTAGCAGATAGAGGCCATTCGGTATCCATCGAGGGCTTGCCAATCGTAGACAGCGTGAACTTGATTCCAGTAGTGAAGATTTGGCTTGGGCATAGCCATACAAGCCCTTCCAGAATGCCAAGCCTTTGCCCAATCCCCCCTTGCGGAATACTCTGCCATCAAATAAAAATAAGCCTCTCTGCGAATAGGATTAACCGCAATCGCTTCCCCTAAATATCTAAATCGTTTCTCGTTGGGCGAGCATCTTCCAAGGTTACATAGAAGCTCATATTTAAGAGTCTCGTCTAGGTCTGGGAAAGCCAAGGCTCTTTCCCCTGCCTCAATCGCCTTATCCACTTGCCCCCTCAAGAAAAACTCTTGGTGCTGATAATAAAGATTAAAGGGCGTAGAGGTTAGCTCGTCTGCTAGGATGCGGTGGTTTCTATCTGCTGAATCTGCCTTGCTGGTGATTGGGCGGTGAATCCTAAACACTTTATCAATGGCTAATAACTTGTTCCTATCGTTTGGCTCAAGGGCTTCGTGAACTCGATTCCTCCATCTACCACACCCCTTCCTCAAGGCCATTTCTCGAATAGGATTCAACCCGGCATTCTCAACTAGATAGCGGAAGCAAACAATTTCAGCCCCTACTTTTTCAGCTTGTTCCAATCCTTCCTCTAAAACCTTCTCCCCACCCTCTGCCATTACATCATCGGCATCTACCCAAATAGACCACTCGTTCTTGCAAGCATCGAGGGCTGTGTTTCTAGCAGAAGCAAAATCGTCTATGTGAGGCCAATCAGTTTTCTTGTTCTTGTAATGAATGACTTTAGCCCCAAGCGAAAGAGCGATCTCTTCTGTCTTGTCTGGCGTAGCTGACCCCCTAGCCATACATACAATAACTTCTTCTGCGATGGGCTTAAAAGACTCAATGACTCGCTTAATGTGGGGTTCTTCATTTCCAGCGATTAGGTAAAGGGAAATAGGGATTTTCATTTAGACTAGGATTTCTAGTTATTAAGGGATGTCAATTAAAAGAAAAAGGGGGGATAGGTTATTCACCCATCCCCCCTTCTTCAGAGGAAACAACCAACAACAATCTTTAGGCGAAGTTGGTGGTGATACGAACCGCCGCATTGGGGTCAATTACGACCTCATCGGTGTTCATACGCACACGCAACACTTGGCTACGGCGAGCTTCGTCACGGTAGCTTTCGCTAACGAAACCACCAGCCGAGTCACCCGACCAGACCAAGGTGCGTCCGATACCACCAGCGGTGAACTCACCACCAGCAATCTGACCCACAACGATCTTGGTATCTGGAACAACGAATGAACCAGAGTAGGCTTTGTTCTTACCAGCAGAGTTGATCGCCGCACGACCAACTAGGAGGTTCTGAACTCCCAGAGCCGCCGCAATTTCAGCTTCGCTCAACAACCTAGCACCAGTATTGGAGATAACTCCGAAGAACTGATTCTGTAGGAGGGTAGAGCGACGAATCAACTCAAACACATTGGCAGACATCGCAACGCAATTCGGCTCGTAACCATACTGGTTGAGAGCCAATTTGGCCGCCGCCACATCACGAGCCACATCAATCGTGGCGATATTCGCTTGGGTGTAGGCAACTGCACGAGTCTGGTCAGCGATGGTGAAGGGAGTCGTTGCATTCCAGAGAAGATCGGAAACCCGCTTCTCGTGGGAGAGCTTCAACTGACGGAGCAAGAACTTCGCTGTTTCTGCCTCGTACGAAAAAAACCTGTTTAGGTCTTTAGCGGTATCGTCCGGCACGATCTCCTCAAGTCCAAATTCGTCCGTGCTGTAGTTCGCAGAACTGAAGGAGCGAATCCCTCGGTTGTATCCCGAACCAGAATCACGAGCCGCCGCATTGTTGGTCAGCAACTCTGCACCGCCGAGTTGAACCTTTAGGTATGTTCCGCTCTTTGCATCAACATTCTGCAAAGGGAGAAGTTGCGAACCGATCAAGCCCACATCGGCTTGAGGGGCTTCGATCAACGCTTGGTTGATGTCTGCCCGAATCGTTGTACCACCACTTACGTATGCCATATATTTGTATTCTTTCTGGGTTGGTTAAATTACTGGGTTAAAGGAACTGCAACCTCGATGACTGCATCAGCAAGAGCAGTTTCAAGAGCAACTCCAACAACGCCGACATTGGCCGCCGCTGTGGTCACAAGGCCAGAACCAGTCGTAGCAACGAGGTTGCCAGCGGTGATTCCGTACTCGGAAGTTGCAAAGAAGGTTGGGTAGAACAGCTTAACTGCTCCGTTGTCGCCAGCCGCCACATCGCTGATGGTAGAACCAACGCAACGAGCAGAGCCGGAAACAGCCGCACGAGCCGTGCCGTCCGTGTGAACCTCAACGAATCGGTAAGCCGAAATCGCAGAGGCGAAGTTAAAGGTGCGAACTGCACCGCCGTCAATGTTTGTAGCCATTTTAGTATTATCCTTTGTTTAGAGTTTGGTAATACCACGAGACAGAGCCTCGGAGTATTCTTTGGGGTTGGACAGCATCACGGCTTTCATCGCCTTGAGCTTGCTTGTTCCGTAGTCGCTATGGGCGGCCACGAGTGCTTCAAAAGTTTTGGGTTCTTCCTTTTTCTCGGAAGGAACTTCGATTGAAGGGGAGGCGG